TTGTACATTTTGTGACTGGGGTAGTTTGACATACAACAAGGTCAAGAAGTTTGGTTTAGAACGTGTGTACCATGAGTTGGAATGGATGGCCAAACACAACTTTGATTTCATATCAATTACCGACGCCAACTTTGGCATGTTTGCCGAACGTGACAGTTTGATTGCAGACAAGATTATTGAATGTCAAGAAAAATATGGTTCTCCAAGAACTTTCTCTGTGGCCTGGGCCAAGAATCAAAAGAAAGAAGTTGTGGACATTGTTAAAAAATTGCTGGATGCCCGAGGCTTCAATCAAGGTCTGACGCTGAGTGTGCAAAGTCTTGACTTGGATGTGTTAGAAAACATTCGTCGCAAAAATATGGAGATGAACAAGCTCAACGAAGTATTTGAGCTGTGTGAGCAACGTAACATTCCAACCTACACTGAACTTATCTTAGGCCTGCCTGGCGAAAGTCTCGAGTCTTGGAAGAAAAACTTTTGGACTTTGTTTGAAATGGGCAATCATACTGGACTAACTGTGTTCCAGGCTCAGTTGTTGGAAAATGCCGAAATGAACCTGTTGCAGAAGAAGTTGTTCAAGATTACCAATCAAAGTGTAACAGACTATTTTTCTGGATCATACTCCAACGAGCACATTGAAGAAGCCATTGATATTATCACTGGCACCAAAGACATGCCGTTTGATGTCATGATGGAAGCACATATTTTTTCATGGTTTATCAATACCTTCCACATCAATGGCATCAGCACACTGTTAAGTCGACTGGTGTTCAAGTATCAGGGTGTGCCTTACAGCGAGTTTTATGCAGATCTGTTTGAATACGTGCAAGGTCATGAATGGATCCATCGTGAGCAAGAAGAAGTTCGCGAGTACTATCGCAGTTGGATGACCAGTGGCCGAATCAATCATCCCAAAATTGGCATTGAAATTCACGGATGGAACCTCATACACAGAACTGTGTTGAACATGCATGTGGAAAAACAAAATCACAACATCTTTGACATGTTAGAAAAGTTCATGAGTCGTTATGATTTGCCGCCTGTGCTGCTGGAGAACATCATGCGATTCCAACGCAGGTACCATGTGGCATATGATGCTATGAATACCTACCCCGAAGTTTTGGAATTAGACTATAACATCTGGGAGTATCTCAGCTTTGATCATGAGCTTGTGCATGCTCCAAGAGAATATCAACTGGAGTTTCCAGAAGATAAAACCATGAGCTTTCCACGTTTCCTAGAACTATTTTATTTTGCTAGACGTAGAAATTTTGGAAAAGCCACAGTTGAGTGCTTGAACGCTGACACACAGGTAGACGTTGCCAAACGCGGAGAAGCTGGAGCCAGAGCAAAACTAGCAGCCTAACAATGAATCGGTTGTTTACTTTTGGTTGTAGTTTCACAAACTATCGCTGGAGCACCTGGGCCAACTGCCTTGCACCCGAGTTTGACTATTCAGAAAATTGGGGTCAAAGCGGCGGCGGCAATCACTTTATTTTCAACAGTTTAATGGAGTGTGATCAAAGAAAAAACTTTGGTGCTAACGATACTGTTGTTGTTTGTTGGTCTAGCACTCAGCGAGATGATCGCTATGTCCAAGGTAAATGGCATACTTTAGGAAACGTATTTACGTGCCCAATATATGACCCTACCTATCTTGAAAAATATGTAGAAGAACGCGGATATCTCATAAGAGATCTAGCATTTATAAAAGCAGCAAAAAGTTTGTTACAATCACGGCCAGGGGTAACTTGGAAATTTCTATCAATGATTGAGCCCAACAACACAGACGAAACTTGCGATGTAACTGAGCTTTACCAAGATGTAGTAAATTCAATTGCGCCAAGCTACTACACTGTATTATTCAAAGAAACTGGGTGGCCAGATCGAGACGGTGATCCGCATCCTAGTCCAGCCGAACATCTTGCCTATTTAGATGCAGTATTACCAGGTTGGGTGACAAAACAATCTACTCGTGTTAAAATGCATGATGAAAGTATCAATCTAAATAAGAAACCACAACTATCAGGAATGTCAAAGGTAACAAGGTTATAAACAATGAAATTAAAAGTAAGTGAACTATTTTATTCTGCTCAAGGCGAAGGACGCTATATTGGAGTTCCTTCTATCTTCTTACGAACCTTCGGCTGCAACTTTACGTGTTCGGGATTTGGATGCCAACCCGGCGATAAGAGCACTGAAGCAGATGACGTTGCAAAGAGCGTTCATCTCTACAAGACTTTTGAAGAGCTTCCGTTGGTTAATACAGGATGCGATTCGTATGCAAGTTGGCATCCTGACTTTAAACATCTAAGTCCCACATACACAGCACAAGAGTTAGTTGATAAAATGGCTGCGCTGTTACCCAATGGCCACTGGCAACAACCAAACGGCAACCCAGTGCATCTTGTGATTACAGGTGGCGAGCCGCTGTTGGGTTGGCAACGTGCATACCCTGAACTGCTGGACATGTTGCATGAACGTGGACTGCGACACATCACTTTTGAAACCAACGGCACTCAAGAACTCACAAGAGAATTCAAACAATATCTGTCAAACTGGTTTGGCGAGATCACATTCTCAGTAAGTCCCAAACTCACTGTCAGTGGCGAAAAGTATGAAGATGCTATCAAGCCTGACATTATTTGGGAGTATGAAACTCACGGCGTTACATATTTGAAATTTGTGGTTGGTCACATTGACGACTTCAAAGAGCTTGATGTGGTTGTTGACGACTATCGAAACCGTGGATTTGGTGGGCCAGTTTTTGTGATGCCAGTTGGCGGAGTTGTCAGTGTGTATGATGGCAATAGAATTCACGTGGCTGACGAAGCACTCAAGCGTGGTTACTGGTACAGCCCACGGTTGCATGTGGACCTTTGGGGCAATGGATGGGGCAAATAAATGTCCGAAACAAAAAAACGCACAGTGGTAAGGATGCTTACCTATAGATTGACAGCATGGCTGTTTACAATCTTTTGGACTTACTTGTTCACAGGCAATTTGGGAAATTCAGCAGGATTTGCTACAGCATTGCATGTTCTATTGAGTGTTGACTACTACATACACGAACGTATTTGGTTGAAAATTAAATGGGGCAGGACTGATGTTTGATTGTGTGTTGGTCAATGGCGATAGCTATACTCGACTTGGTGAACACAAAGTATACAGCGATTTCTTGGCCGAAGACTTGGGGGTTCCAGTGTTCAACGTTGCGCGAGAAGGCAGTAATAACAAAAGAATAACACGAAGTACAATTGAACACCTGATAGAATTAAAAAAAAACTTTGCAAAGCCATTGGTTGTTGTTGGATGGAGTTTTATCAAAAGAATTGAAGTTTGGTACTATGGAGACAATGCACAAGTTATCAATCGAATTCCAGATCGCAATCAAGGACCAGATCATCTTGAACCAAGATTGATCACGTTGAACATGCTGCTAAACTTGAATCAAGCCACATTAGAACAAAAATGTTTGATTACAGAAGATCTGTTTGTTCACAAGCAACTGATAGATTTTTATACAGATTTGTACATGCTGGCTCACACTGTTGAATCAATGGGTAGTGAGTTTTTTTGTTTTTCGGCAGCAAAAAATACTGAAATTCCAATTTCAAGTTTTCCGTACATAGAATCAATGAAGCAAGTTCAATGGTGCATGAATAACAAAAATATTCATCAACTGCATGACTTTTGCATTGTAAACTGGGCTCAAGAACATGACCCCGACCGTCACCCTGTTACTGGACACCTAAGCGAACAAGGGCACAAAAATTTTGCCGTAATGGTAAAAGATTGGATACACCTGTTAAATGGGTAAATTGAATAATGTATTTGGATGGAATATTTGATATGTTTGATTGGTTTAAGAAATCTCAAAAGAAACCGCCACCGGCGGTAGAAAAAGTCACTAAGCCTAAGGTTGCTGAACCACCGGCTAAAACTGAAAAACAACTTGCTACTGAAAAGGGAGAACCTTACGTGGCTGTGCTCAGTATGGATGTGGACCCTAATAATCTGCACCAAGGTGCATTTGAACTGGATTGGAATGAAATCTTTGTGGCTCGACTGGTAAAAGCTGGCTACATGATGAAGCCCACAGATACTGATGGGGACATTGTTGACCGTTGGTTTCAAAATGTATGCCGCCATGTTGTAATGGAAACATGGGAACAAGAACAAGCTATCAAGAACTCCGGCATGTATGTTCAAAAGCGAGATCTTGGCGATGGCAGGAGCGAGGTATCATGATATTCAATCACATCAAACAACTCAAAGCAGAAGGCAAAAAAATTGGCATCACTTTCTCAACCTTTGACATGCTCCACGCAGGCCACATTGCCATGCTTTCTGAAGCAAAAAATCACTGTGACTACCTCATCTGTGGGCTCCAAACGGACCCAACTATCGATAGGCCTGAGACTAAGAATCGTCCGATACAAAGTATTGTGGAGAGACAGATACAGCTGGCTGCATGCCGTTACGTTGATGAAGTTGTTGTGTACCAAACCGAACAGGATCTACGTGACCTTCTGTTAATCCTGCCATTAGATGTTCGTGTACTAGGAGTAGAATACGAACACAAAGACTTTACCGGTCGCGACGAATGCTATGACCGCGGGATTGAACTAGTATTCAACGGCCGAGATCATTCGTTCTCATCTAGCAGTCTCCGCAAGCGTGTGGTAGCTGCTGAAACAGAAAAAGTATTGTTACAGAAATGATATTGTACGTGAATGGTTGCAGCCATACAGCGGCTGCCGAGGCAGTGGTGCCCGATGTGTTTGCTGTGGATGATGGTAGATATGGCATTGATCGCAGACCTCATCCAATCAATTTGGAAGCCAGCTGGGGCCGACACCTGAGCCGAATGCTCAACACTGAATTTTACTGTGATGCCGAAACAGCAGCCAGCAATGATCGTATACTGCGCACTACCACAGATTGGATTCACAACAACTATTCTCGACTGTATGATACTGTGATGGTGATTCAATGGACTACTTGGGAACGAGAAGAATGGGTTTATGAAGGCCGACACTACCAAGTAAACGCCAGCGGTGTAGACATGGTGCCATCAGAGCTTGAAGATAGATATCGTCAGTACATTTTGGATGTGAATTGGACTCAAAAAACAGATGAATGGCACAATAAAATCTGGCACCTACATTGCAAATTAAAAGACCTCAATGTAAGGCATCTTTTTTACAGCGGCAACAGTACCTTTGGTGATTTGCCAAATCAACGAGATTGGCAAAATCACTACATTCAACCGTACTCAAACGAGCACAGTTGGAATGCCATACTAAAAAACAACGGATTCGAGCATGTGAATCCCAAAAGTTATCACTTTGGAGCCAATGGCCATAGATTTTGGTCGGAATATGTGTTACACTACATGAAGCAACACAAACTTCTGGACCGCCCTAATGAAATATCTACTGATTGATACTGCCAACATGTTCTTCCGTGCCCGCCATTCGGCACACAGGGCCAGTGACACATGGACTAAATTGGGCTTTGCACTACACTTGACCATGATGAGCGCCAACAAGGTAGCTAGGCGCTTTGGTGTAGATCATGTGGTTTTCGCACTAGAAGGTCGCTCCTGGCGCAAAGACCACTACAAACCCTACAAAGCCAATCGTGCTGTGGCCCGTGGTGCCATGAGTGAAACTGAAGCAGAAGAGGACAAGTTGTTTTGGGAGACCTATGATGAGCTGACTAAATACTTGTCTGAGAAAACAAATTGTAGCGTAATTCGTTGCGCAACAGCAGAAGCGGACGATATCATAGGACGCTGGATTGCACTACACCCCCAAGATGAACATATTATTGTCAGCAGTGATTCAGACTTCGTTCAGTTGGTTGCACCCAATTGTCAATTATACAACGGTATAAACGATCACCTGTTCAGTGTTGACGGCGTAACAGATGCCAAAGGCAACCAATTGAGTTTCACCATCGAAAGCAATTCCAAGATCAAGGTAGGCAAAGCCGACAAGAGCTTTGTGGCGCCAACTGACTATCAGAAATGGGTGTTGTTCTTGAAGTGCATGCGCGGTGATCCTGGTGACAATGTGTTTTCGGCCTACCCAGGGGTG